CCAGGTGGAGCTACTATGCCGGGTATTGCTGGTGGATCTGGTGGAGGTGGTGCTGGTTCTGCTGAAAATAATGGTGCTGGTGGAGCTGGAGACACTCCTGACGTAACTCCTAATCAAGGTTTTCCTGGAGGTACTGGTTCAACTTCAGGTCCTAATTATGGTGCTGCTGGTGGTGGAGGTGCGACCGCTGCTGGAGCAAATAGTTCAGGTACAGCTGGAGGTGCAGGTGGAGCTGGTGCAACAACTTCAATTACTGGATCTGCAGTACAAAGAGCTGGTGGTGGAGGTGGAGCCGTATTTGGTTCAGGTGGTACAGCTGGTGCAGGTGGAGCTGGTGGTGGAGGTGCTGGTGGAAACAATACAAATGGAACTAATGGAACTGATTATACTGGAGGTGGTGGAGGTGGAGCAAGAGGTCAAGCTGGAAATGGTGGAGACGGAGTTGTTATTATTAGATATAAATATCAATAATTGACACTGATGATAAAAAATTATATAAATAAACTTTAAGGAGAAAAATAATATGGCACATTTCGCAGAATTAGATGACAATAACGTAGTTACAAGAGTAGTTGTTGTAAGCAATGACTGCGTACCATCAGATGAACACGTTGATGGAGAAACATGGTGTATTAACTTTTTTAAAGGTGGCACTTGGAAACAAACTTCTTATAATCACAATTTTAGAAAACAATACGCAGGCATAGGTTTTACATATGACGCTGCAAAAAATAAATTTTTAAGTCCACAACCTTACGTTTCATGGGCATTAGATGCTAATGATGATTGGCAAGCACCAGTAACTTATCCAACAATTACAACTTATGGAAGTAATGATCCATTAGATCAATATATGATTACTTGGGACGAAGCAGGTCAAAAATGGACAGCAACAGATCACGAAGATCCAATAAACAATTTTAATTGGGATGCATCAGCACTAGCTTGGGTATCCGCATAAGGAGAACTAAGATATGGCGAGTCCAACAAACAGCTCACAAAACGGCGGAATAGTAGGAGTTAGTAATACATTTACGCCTGCTACTTGTGCTGCCGCAAAAGTAACTTCTTTTACAGCATCAGGAACTTTTACAGCAGCAGCTACAGCTAATGTAGATTACTTAGTAGTCGCTGGTGGTGGCGGTGGCGGTGGATCACTGGGTGGTGGAGGTGGTGCTGGAGGTTATAGAGCCTCTGGATGTTTTACACCAAGTCCAACTAGAGGAAGTGCAGTTCCAGTAATAGCATCTACTGCGTATACAATTACAGTTGGTGGTGGCGGAGCAGGTATTGGTGCACCTTGTGGAACACAAGGTGGTGGAACAAGCGGACAAGATTCAGTTTTTAATTATGCAGGATGTGCAACTATAACATCTTCAGGTGGTGGTGGAGCAGGTGGTGGACCTCCAGGTCAACCAGCCGAATTTGCAAAACCTGGTGGATCCGGTGGCGGATCAAGTGGATATGGACCTAATGGTGGTGGACCAGGTGCAGGTAATAAAGGTAGTTTTCCTGTTTCAGAAGGTAATGCAGGTGGTACTTCTCCTCCTAATGGACCTCCTTATGGTTCAGGTGGCGGTGGTGGAGCCGGTGGTGCTGGCTCAAGTGGTAGTGCTCCTCAAGCAGGTGGTGCTGGTGGACCAGGTGTTACAAATACTATTACAGGATCTTGTGTTGTTTATGCAGGTGGTGGTAGTGGTTCTCCTTATGGATCAGCTACTGCTGTCATTGCTGGTGGTCCAGGTGGTGGTGGAAAAGGAGCTAACCCAGCTTCTCCCGCTCCTGACAGAGCAGCCATGACTGGTACAGCTAATACTGGTGGTGGTGGCGGTGGAACAGGAGAAATTCCTAAATCAATTGGTGGTGGAACTGGTGGACCAGGTGTAGTAATTATTAAAGAACCAGCTTACACGATCCCTGCAAGCGCGCCAGGTGTTTGGTCAATGCAATCAGTATATTCAAATGTTAGAGCTGGGACTTGGACTAACTAATAATTGACAACTAGTTAATCTTATTTTATATTGTCTTTATAAAGACATATGCAACTACAAAATTATTATTATTGGTTTAAAGATGCCATACCTCATCATGTTTGTGATGACATTGTGCGTTATGCAAAATCTATTCAAGATGAAATGGCAGTTACAGGGGGTTTAGGTAATAGAAAGTTAAATAAAAAAGAAATACAAGATTTAAAAAAGAAAAGAGATTCAGATATTGTTTGGCTAAACGAACGTTGGATTTATAATGCAATTCATCCTTGGATACACGAAGCTAATACACAAGCTAATTGGAATTTTGAATGGAGTTTTTCTGAGTCTTGTCAATTTACAAAATATAAAAAAGGTCAATACTATGATTGGCATTGTGATAGTTGGGATAGACCTTACAATAAACCAGAAGAACCTAATTCACATGGTAAACAAAGAAAATTATCTGTAACTTTATCTTTATCTGATGACAAAGAATATAGTGGTGGTGAGTTAGAATTTGATTATAGAAATCATGATCCAGATAAGAAAGCAAATACCCATGTATTAAAAGAAATAAGATCTAAAGGTTCTTTAGTTGTATTTCCTTCTGATGTATGGCATAGAGTTAAACCGGTCAAAAGTGGTATTAGACATAGTCTAGTAATCTGGAACCTTGGATGGCCATTTAAGTAGGAAAGATATGAAAAAAAAAAAGAAAAGAATTAAAAAATCTAGTTACCCCAAACAGTTAAGTAGAGAAGATTATTTTAAGTGTCCTATATGGTTTGGTGATGCACCAGAATTTGTTAGTGAAATAGATAAAGCTTCAGATAAATATATAAATGAAGCTAAAAAAAATTTACAACCTGATATAGATAAACGTAACAAAGAAAATAAAACTAAAGGAGATTTAAGTAGTGTTTATCATTCTACAACTTTAATTGGAGACCCTAAATTTAAAACATTAACAGATTATATAGGTGCAACTTCACATAATTTATTAATAGAAATGGGTTTTGATATGCGTGGTCATCAATTATTTACTACAGAAATGTGGGTACAGGAATTTGCTAAAGATGGGGGTGGACATCATACATTACACACACATTGGAATGGGCATATGTCGGGTTTTTATTTTTTAAAAGCTAGTGATAAAACATCTATGCCTTTATTTGAAGATCCAAGACCAGGAAATATTATGAATCTTTTACCTGAATTAGATAAAACAAAAATAACTTATGCATCAGCACAGGTGCATTATAAATGTCAACCAGGTCGAATGTTATTCTTCCCGTCTTATATGCCTCATCAATATATTGTTGATTTAGGTATTGAGCCTTTTAGATTTATACATTGGAACTGCCAAGCAATACCAAAAGGAGTATTAAATGTCATTCAAGAAAAATAAATATAAAGTATTAAAAGAAGCTATATCACCAGAATTATCTGAGTTTGTCTACGCTTATTTTTTAAACAAGAGAACAACAGCAAGATTTTTATTTGATCAAAAATATTTATCACCTTTTAATACAGAGTACGGTGTGTGGAATGATGCGCAAGTACCTAATACTTATTCACACTATGGTGATCTAGCAATGGAAACATTACTAGGTATGTTAAATAAAAAAATGGATAAGGAAACCGGACTAAAGTTAAGTCCTACTTATTCCTATGCAAGAATTTATAAAAAAGGAGATATTCTAGCAAGACATAAAGATAGATATTCATGTGAAGTATCTACTACGTTAAATTTAGGTGGTGATTTATGGCCAATATATTTAGATCCAACAGGAAAAAAAGGTCAAGCTGGAGTTAAGATAAATCTTGAGCCAGGTGATATGTTAATTTATTCTGGTTGTGAATTAGAACATTGGCGAGAACCTTTTGAAGGTAAAGATTGTGCACAAGTATTTTTACATTATAATAATTTAAAAGGTAAAGACGCTAAACAAAATTTATATGACAAGCGTCCTATGTTAGGTTTGCCTGGTTATTTTAAAGGCTTTACAGTACCTAAAAAATAATATATACAATAAGCTTGCGGAGGGATGATCCACCACAGATTCCCTCTGCTTTAAACATATTGAAATCACTTACAATCTGCTATACTACCTAATAAACAGGATTTTATATGTTACAAAAACTAGGTTTTTTACCAGGATTCAACAAACAAGTTACATCTACAGGCGCAGAGTCTCAGTGGACAGGTGGGACAAATGTTCGTTTTAGGTATGGTACACCTGAAAAAATAGGTGGTTGGACGCAATTAGGTGAATCAGAACTTACTGGTGTTGCAAGAGGATTACATCATTTTGTTAATACAGCTTCTACAAAATTTGCAGCTATAGGAACTAACAGAATTTTATATGTATATTCTGGTGGAGTATTTTATGATATTCATCCTTTAGTTAATCCAGGCGGTACAGCTATTACAAATGCTTTTAGCACAACTAATAATGATCCGGCTGTCACTATTACCTTTCCATCGCCTCACAATTTTCAAGCAGGCGACATAATTTTATTTGGTGATGCAAGTACTTTTTCAGCTATTACTAATTCTAATTTTAGTGCTGCTGATTTTGCTGATAAAAAATTTATGGTTACGACTGTACCAACATCAACCACTATAACAATTACTATGCCTAGTAATGAAACAGGCAGTGGAGCTACTACTTCTGGAGGTATTACTTATTATCAATACTATCACGTAGGACCAGCGGAACAGATAGGAGCTTTTGGTTGGGGTATAGCTT